ATCGAGGTCAAGACTCGGTTGAGTCCCTCTTTTTGAACGAGGTTTGGGATCAACGAGCGTATCGCGAGAAATACCAAATTAAGGGGTTGGTCCCCGGTCAGGCCGGATTCTTTCTCGAAATAATCGCCAACATAGGCGCGAATGTGGCTGGCACGAGCAAGTCTGAATCGTTTGAAACGATCAAAGCCGGCTTTCACTGAGTCACTGATTTTCCCTGCTGTGAGTTCTACCGCCATGTATTATGCCTCAAGGCGTACTATATATGTCGTGAAATTAAACGCCTCTTCGGATTTAATTGTGGCTTGCCCAACTGAGGTATATTCTGGAGTTCCATGCTCATCTAATCCGGTAAGAATCTCCACCTGCATATTCGAGTCTCTAAATTGTGCCAACCGCAAAATCAATTCTCGTACTGTCATCTGTTCCCCTCACCTAAAGTTATATGGTTTCTGCCAACTGTTGCCTTTTTTGAGACTCTGTTTGAACTTACTGAATCTCGCTCCCCATGTCCCTTGCGGCGCGGCCTCGCTCTCCGGCCGGGGTTTCATAACCTCGCGGTCCATTACACAGAGTGCGTCGGCGATCACCCGGTCCCCGTGACCGAGATAATCAGCCTTATCTTTATCCACTAACTCTGCTGGGCCGCACCCACCGGACGGATAGGTGATATACGTCTTAGCCTGATCGAGACTTTGTCGGTCCCGGTTAATGAATCGACCCTCGATCAGAGCCCGCTCATAGGCCCGCAGCATGACGGGTTTTCGCTCCCGGCTACTGTGCCAACCCCACCGGGCAGTTTTCTTCTCCGCCACGTTTCCTACCGTCTCGTCCCGGTAGTAATATGGATAATGGAGTTCATGGACAAAGACGTTCCCGAAATCGAGACCAGGGCCATTTTGCTCCCAGATCACGAATGGAAGACGTTGCGGCGCTCCTCCACCAACCCAGAGGGCCAGGGCTGCCACGGTACGGGCAGCATTGTAAGGGGGAGTCGTGCGCGATGCCCACACCGCGACTTTCTCTCCAGTCTGTTTACACTTGATCGAGACGACGCTTTCACTTGTGCCCTCACCGCCCAACCCCTTACTCAGGTCGATACCGAGAATATAACTCTTGCTTTGATCCAACCGGCCGTTCGTCAACGGTGCCCACACTGCCAACTCGCCATCTTTGGCCCGCGTCAGAGACACGGCCTTGAGATCGCGGGTCCTGAACAACTTGACGACATCGGCGTTCGGTATCTTGTCGCGAAGTTTGATGTTGTATCGTTCCTTAGGTTCCCGGCAGTAAAGGGCCGCGTGTTTGTCGAGGTCAGTATGGGTGAAGAATGTATCGCCGACTGCGCCCTCCATCGCGTAAATCTCGCGAGCAACTTCCCTCCAGCCATTCTCGGCAATTTCGTTCTCGATAAAGGGCGACGTTATCCGATACTCCTTGGTCACGTCATCCTGCAACAAGAATCGGCCAGCACCCTTACGGGGGTGGTCCCACGCCATCAGGGAAAACACCTTGATCGTGCCGCTCGCTTTCCACGTCGAGTAGGTGCTACCCGGCAGATCGACGGTCGAGTTCACAATCCGGCACGGGCACATGGCCGCGGTACTACGTTTGATCGACTCCCCGTTTTGCATCTTAGCCATCTCATCGAGGAGCAAAATTGCACACTGATCGCCGGATAGGGCAGACTGATTCGTAGACTCGCCGGCAATCGTGGACCCGTTCCACTCGTTATGGATTCGCAGACTCGTCCGACTCTCGCGTCCCCGAATCAGGACTCCCGGCGGACACATCCACTCCGGTAGGTAACTGTTCACCGTGTCGTGTTTGAAGAACAGGGACTTGCTGATCGGCGAATCCACCATGTCCTCGGTACGGCTCATCTCTCGAATCTGAGTGTTCGAGCGAAAGAGCCACAAGTAATGAAGGAACAAGGCACAGAGCCACGAGGCCCCCATTTGTCTTGATTTGTCAATGAGCGCGTCCCGGCCGAAGTGAAAACATTCGACCAGGAAATCAATCATCTCATCCTGCCGTTCGTATGTCAGGAACGGGTGCAAGGCGACGACTGCCGGTACGTTCCGATGGGTCGTCGTGCTGACTTCCTGCTCCCAGAGCGTCCATGCAAAGGTATTGATCCAAAAGAGCGGCGACTGTTTGCACGCGGCCAAGAGGTCTCGCTGCATCACCGTGTCCTTGGCCGCTTTGTGTAGGAGTTTCTCGCGGTAGGCGATGTTCTCCTCCTCTCGCATCGGGACTTTAAGACCTGTCTTGGGGCAGGTCCACCACTGACGATCGGTAGGAAACGGTGAGCTGAGTTCCGGTTTAACTATGGTCATTGGTATACTAATTCTTACCGCAGAACCGACAAGACCAACGGACCAAATTTACACTGATACTACCCCCATCTCTATACCAACCATGACCCGTATGAAACCAACACCAGAACTCTCGCGCCCATCGTCTCATTCCCCTATACTCTCCTCTGCCATCCGGTTTATTCTCTCCACCCCCATCCGACTCACCTTATCCGGCACCGACTCTCGGCCACTGTCCTTCTCCGCCTCCATCGTGCCGGCCTTGCCCTCGATCCGTTCAAGTACGATGCGCACGTAATTCAGATCGGGTTCCCGTTTGACCCCTTCATCGTCCATGTGGGGTAATGCCTTCTTCCAGATATGCCGGGCCAATGCCTCAGCCTTACTTATGATCTTTGGCATCCCCACCGGGCAACCCTGCGGCACGTCATCGGTAATAACCTGGTCAACTTCGGTACCGATGGCCCGGAGGTAGCCACTCAAGAGGGCTCCCGCCCGCTGTTTTTGGCCGAGTTGGAGGAGGTCTTTATCTTCTTTTGGGGGTTTCTTTGCCATCTCGCATCACGTCAAAACGTAACTGGTATTTCCCCTTTCGTTTCCGCACGAATACCCGGTGACGCAGACCGCATCGACAACATTCTACACGGGTATCAGGTGTGTAGTCCCACCACTGTCCGTTGAAGCATTGTTCATATTGTCCTCCGGCACCCATACCACATCCCCAGTGCCCCGCCGAGACTATAAGCGGCAATAGCGGTCCACGAATTGTCCAGCACCACATACCGGAGCACAGCGAGCCCAAGGACCGTCTCGCAAAACACCAGTGAGGCTGCAACCTTGGCGCGCCCGGAGGCACAGGCCACGGTACGCACGGCGGCAAGCAACCACTCGATCCCGCCAACTGCAAACAGGAGGAGGCTTATCATCGGTGGTCTCCGGCATCAGGGTTTCTTCCTCTTGGGTTGACTCCAGTGAGTAACCTTCTCCGGCAACCCCTTCGGGTGTTGGCCGGCAACGTACTCCGCGGCCTTGGCCTTGGAGAGTCCGTGTATCTTCGCCCCGTGGGCGACGGCCTGCATCAAACGGAATTGCGCCTTACTCGTGGCGGGCATGTAACACCCTCCCACTCCGCGTTATTCGCCCAGCCACGAGTAACTCGTTGTACCGAGTCTCGTAGGCTTCTTTGGTAATCAGGCCGAACGCGAGGGCGTGCCGAAGGTCATATTCCTTCGGGTCCGTTTGGCATGGACGCCGTGTACTGCCCTTGCTCACTTGGCCTCTCCCTCGTTTGGTACGGGTGCTGACTCCCCTTGGGGTCCTCGTTCACCTTGCGGGCCGCGCATATCCGGCATCAACGGCCGGAGCCGGCAGAGCATGAACCATTGCCGCACGGTCTCGATAGTCTCGCGGAATCGGGTTACAGGCACGGCGAAATTCAACGTCTCTGCCTGACCGGCGACGAGGACACCGATGACCTCGCCGCGCATGTTGAACACCGGCCCCCCGGAATTGCCGGGGAACGCCGGGCTCGTGGATTGAATCATCGCGTGCCAATGATATCGGGTGTATTCCTCCCAACCCTGTCGCTGATCAAGATTACGGTTTACCGCGGAGAGGATGCCGAGGGAGACGGTATTGACATTATCCTTTCCGAGAGGACTCCCAAAAATCATAACGGCATCGCCTACTCGCAAATTATCCTCGCGGGCGAGTTGGGTATAGGGTAGGTTCGGTTCCCGACCTTTAAGGTCCAACTGCATAAAAGCAACATCGTTCTCGCGATCTTCGAGAACATACTTCACGGCGTAAACCGTTCCGTCGTCTGCAGTCACGGTGTACTTGGCGTTAGGGTCCCCATCAGTGACGTGTTTGGCCGTGAACAGGATGCCATCTGAGGAAATCAGGCAGCCGGAACCCTGGCACCGGCCCTCCTTGGATACGTGGACGACGGCCCCGCGGACTTGTTCGACCTGAGGGGCGATGCCGGCCTGGAGTTTGTAGACGGTTTTGTAGACTACCTTGCGCGGCATGAGAACCATCAGGGCAATAATCACGATCACACTGGTTACGGTTCCAGTAGTCACGGCACCGATGAATTGCTGGCGCGTGGTCATACAACCTCCCCTACTGAATCAGTTCCACCAGGAAACCGAGGGCACTGTTCACGTCCGTAGTGTAATGCAGACTCGTGTAGCCCGCGGGAATCGTGATCTCAATAGTGTGATAGAGTGGACACACCCAGCGCACATTGCCGTCCGTGGCGACCGTGGCGAGGCCGAATCGGAATCCACCCGTGATGTATGCGGTGAATCTATAACGCGCCCCGGCCGTGACATTGGCCGTGGTCTCGGTGCCGGCCGTGGCCTGGGTGAGTTTGAGTGCCGTCTGAGTGGTCTTGGGCTGGCTCGATTCGGGGGTCGGGGCACTCAAGAACCCCGCGTTATCGCTGAGCTGCACTACACCGGGCATAGATTCCTCCTTCCAGGGGTTATGATCCTCTCCATTAGTTCGCGGTGTCGGGCGACGAACAGGGGTTATTTATGGAGGAAGGAGGGTTTTTCTTCTACATTTGTAGAAGGGTTATACGGACGTTGGGGGCTATCGGGGTTGTATGATCTGTATTGGGGTGCCTGTGGGTGTGTTGGCAAGGGCAAAATGATAGACCTCTGTAGCCCCGGTTTGGGTGTCCATACGGAACACATACTGACCGCCGGTGGATGTGGCGGTAGCGGCAATCTGGTAGCGGCCGGGGGTTGACCCCGTGGCCGCGCCGAGGGCCAGTGTGGCGACGATGCCGAGTCCGATTCCTATTAGGAGGTTGCGCATGGTGATTCTCCTTTCAGTTCAGAATTGTACACGAGGGCCTACCCGGAGTCAACAGGTTTGTGCAAAAATAAACCACGAGGTATTGTGGACCTGGGATATCGGGAATTGGATTTTGGTGTGGCAGAGGGGGTCCAGGTACGCGGGGTCCCAAGCGAAGACGCGGGAGGCAAGGGTACCACCGGGGGGGTCGCACGCGCGCGCACGCACACACGCGCGCACTCATATCAAGGCATACATGCAATTAAAATCACACAATACATACAATGCGCTTGCATAGCACGCACGCATAGGTTATACTGTGTATAGTTGGCAAGCAACAACACACAGTAAGGAGCAAACGTATGACCACAATACAACATATATGCACAGAAGCAGCATTACTTCAAGCCATGCGGGATCAGTTTAGACAACGTGCTATGATCTATCAGGTAGACGCAAAAGAACGCGCCGCACGTGAACTCGGCTTGCCCTTCGATGCGTTCTACGATCTCGACTATGCACACTGGGCTCGCATTAGGTGACGTACAGTAGCGCACTCCACCGCCGCACAGGGAGCGCGGCGGACCAGTGGCGATTGTGCCAATATGAGAGGGTGAAACGATGAAATGCGTATGTTGCGAACACGAGGGAATACGTCGAACGAACGGGCATATCGTTTGCGATACGTGTGCAAACGGCCTAAACCTCAAAGCCAAGCCCATCATTGAAATCAAACTAAACGGAGACCCTTATGGGGCCGGTTACACTGGCTCACAGTCTGATGATGGCGGACGATCCTGGTACTATCGTGGTGACGTGGGCGCGCAGTATCGTAGGTGGTGGCGCGCTTACTGCCAGAATCAAGGCTATATCCTACGATATGCCCTGTAGTCGCCCCCAAGCCGCCGCAAGGCGGCGGACCAGTGGCGATTGTGCCTAATATCAGGGAGAAAACATGCTCATCTACATCGTAAAGCTCCACCGCTATCTGCTCTTCGTTGCATCGGGCGTCTACCTGCTCGACGCATCGGGCAGACCGAGGAGGGTAACGTGAACCACAAGCCAAACATCATAGTTAAGTTGCAAAAACCCACACACGATGAGCTGTATCGACTATCGGAAACAGCGCAAATATGCCATAAGACAGCCGCATTGACTACAGGAGGCATCACTGTAGCCCCTGGGGCTGCGCGTAATCGGGAAGTATGGCGCGCAGATCGCGGGGGACGACTGCTCCCCCCGCGCAAAGACTGGCCATGTCTGGGCCGCGTGATGAGTGTGGAGGCTATCGAGGAGGAGCTGACTTGGAGGAACATAAGAGGATGACCCGCGCTAAACCATCAACGTTTGGCGCAGCGGGCTTTGCCCGCACCGTCCGATGGGTAGCATGGTCTACCCTGGTGGTGACACTGATTTTATGGTAAGGAGTAACACAATGAACAAGCGCGTTTGGGAAACACTGTACAAGGCCCTGAGCGCCTTGGAAAACATGGAAGAGCCCGAGGAGGGGGCCGAACAGGAATCGGAAGCAATCGAAGAAGCATGGGCCTGGTTGCACGCCCATAGGCCACAGTAGCGCCGCCCACCGCCGGGCATGGAGGTCCGGCGAGACGCGGGGCGATTGTGCCTAATCAGGGGGTGAACACTATGAATGATCTATGGTTACGGCAATATAGACCAGGTCGATACACAGGCAAGATGATTGCCGATCAATCGGCACTGCGAAATTGCGGTGCGCCTATCTACTTTCCCGAGCGCGACTATGATATGGTACTGACAATCGTGTCGGCACAGGGCTATTGCCTTATTACGGAGATTCCAGACGAAGATTTACCGCATTTTGACAGTGCGGATCACAGCGCAGCTATTAGCCGTCTTATCAATAGCCGGACATAACCCTATGGGGGTATAACCATGAGATTCTTAGAAGGTATCCTTTGTGGAGTGACATTATCGTATATCGGTTGGCCGGCTATCAGCGCGGCCGTGCTGGCTGCGGCTGCGCTGGTCCGGACGGCGTGCGGGTATTAGCGTGCGCGCCCGGAAATGGGCGCCAGAACTACTACACCCCATAGTATTTAAAAAGATTTCAGGGTAATAAATTCCCGTCTTGGTCCAGACACTGCGGGACCGTAACCCATACCCCATAGTCAGGGGGCGAAAACTGGCATTATCAGCACTATAAACCTCTATTCTCTCTTTCTTTCTCTAACCTAAAGAGAAAAAAGAAAGAGATAAAGAAAGAGAATAGGGATTTATAGAGAGTGAAGGATAGCAAGAATAAATAGAGAGAGATCATGTTATCACTAAAGGGTCTATACAGTAAGAGGTCAAGTAAAACCCTTTTAGCTGACGATATGTTTTCAAGTGCAATAATGGGGGCTGAAAACGCTAAGTGCTTAACGAACTAACA